ATGATGTATTGATGAATCCGATTCTATTACCTGCTAAGGTAAGAGTATTCATATGAGATTGACCTGCTGGATTTACATAATATCCAGTATTATTGTAATCATAGAATTGAGTACCTCTAACATCAGAACTAAATACTGCTCTACTTGAGATTGCTGCTCTAAATGAACCATTATTGATAATCAATAAACCATGGTCATTTAAGTTGTTAGCTCCACCTAATGAACCTGCGTTTGGATGAGACCAATATAAACCATATGCGTTATTTGTAGCATTACCATCTTGTGCGATAGAATACTGGTCATCCATATTAAAGATAGTTTGTAATCTTGTAGATGTATATGTACCAGTGATACCAATACCATAATTAGTCATTCTTATAGTATCGTATATTTCAATTTCGTTTACTCTTGATGTACCATTCGGATTTAGATATCTTGATGTAGTATCTTTATCATAGAATATAGATGCTCTAACATCACCCTGTCTTAATTCAGTACCACCATTAATGTACATCATCTTGTTGGTATAGAATGAACCTCTATCGGTGTACATATGAAGATGTGAAGTATTCATTGCTCCAAAATCAACATATCCACTATTTGATTGTATTCTTAATGCGTTACTATCACCACCTTCAATGTATGGATATCTTTGGTCAGTTAAGTTATGAACATATGAAGCATTATTAGTATAACTACCATGTAATCTTAATCTACCAAGACTCTGCTCTGATTTGTAAAGTTTTAATCCACAATAATGAGTTACACCCACATTTGATGAATAATTAAAAAGAAGTACTGGTCTAGCGTATTGAGCATCTGCATGGAATCCTGTACCTTTTATTTTTCCAGTTACTTTATACCAACCATTTGTATTAGAGTTAGTATCAAATTGATTTCCACCAGAACCCCAATATCTTTTAGAGTTACCATATGATGATTTATTTCTATCATACATTGTCCAACCCATATATAATCTTTGGTTGCTATCACCACCATCAATTACTTTAACCCAAACTTCAAAAGTATATTGAGATTCTTTATCAATCTTAATATATCTACCATCATCAAATCCTAAATAACCAGTAACTTTAAATGCTCCTTCTGCCGGTGCAGTACTATCATCTACTTTAGTTACCTTAGTTGATGTTGTACCAAGTTGTGCTCTTACTTCAGCATCAGTCATTGAATCAGTAATATTGTAGAATGAACCATTCTCAATATTTGCTACATAATTTTCAAGATTACCACCAGTAAGAACGTTGTATCCACCAACAGTTAATCCGTTAAATACAGAAGTTCCAGCAGGATTTGCGTAATAGTTTGTATCATTTCTATCATACATTATAGGAACATCAAGTCTAGAATTAATCAGAACTTGTCCATCTCCTCTAATGATTTGATTCCATGTACCACCTAAACCACCATCTCTGAATGAAATATCTTCACCACCTGATGTTGCTATAATTAAATGAGCATCGTTTGTATCAGTTGCTTGAAGATATCCTCTTTGATTTCCAGCTGATGTGTATAAATAAATTGGTGCTCCACTTTCTAATCTTAACTGATTATTAATTTCAGTACGATACATTTGTGTAGTACCATCTCCATGAAAGTAATATCCACTATTATTTGAATCATAGAAAATAGGTGCTCTGGATGATGCGGATGACCAACTATTACCTGATGTATCTACTCTGAATCTAAATGTAGTACCTTGAGTAAATTGTAAATTACCCGATGAATTACTCATATTATCAGGAGATTCATAGATTCTCCAATCATTACCATTTAACCATTGGATACCTTCACTAGCACCAGGATCATTTATTGTAATATGATTAACATTACTTAAAGTACCATTATTCATATTGATATTCAACATCGAAGATGTTCCAGCTGGGTCTACATATCTTCCCGTATTATTTGTATCATAAAAGATTGGTGCACGAACACTATCATTAAATTGTCCTAAACCAGCAGCTGAGATACTAGCAGCATTACCACTACCCACTCTTCTGAATATCCAACCTCTATTAGAAGTGTTACTCATTGTAAAGTATGTAGCCCAATCACCAGTTACACCACCATGTGTTCCTAAACTTGTACCTGTGAATAAAATACCATAAGTAGGTTCACCTGCTGAATATCCTCCATATAAAGATATACCATCTCTTGTTCCACTACTACTATTGTTTATACCAAAGTGATTAACATTGAGATTATTTAAATTTGATGTAGATGCGAAATCACCATAATATCCAGTATCATTTACATCATTAAATCTACTAGCCCAAAATTCACCAGTTGAATAAAGAATTTTATTATTTCTTACTCTTAGGTAAGTACCATCGGTCATATACCAACCACCACCCCATCCGAATCCAAGTTCTTCATCTTTAAGGAATGTTGATGTACCTCTACCAATTACAATAGCATCGTTATTATTTTTTAACTGAATTGAACCATCGATATGTAGTACATTATTAGTATTTGAACCTACTATTGGAGTATTATCGTTTATAGTATATGTTGGTGATGCATCTCCAACAATTAATTGTCCTTCAGTATATGTTTGAGTACTCGAATCCCCTAATTCTACTTTATCTGGGTCAGTACCTTCATCCATTCTTATGATATTTCTACCACCAGCTACTAATTGTAAATCATCTCCTCTAAATCTAACATAAGTGTTATCATCACCATTATGTCTAATATATTCGTTTACTCTTAACTGAGAGAATACTACTGAATCGGATGTACGAACATTTTGATTCATTGCGTACAATTCGTTTGCACCATGACCAGTATTTACAGTTGCGAATGTTACTGCGTCAGTTGTACGAACATTTTGATTCATTAGATAAACCTCAGTTGTACCTTGTCCAGTGTTGATATTTGCAGCAGTTATTGTACCATTAAAGTCTACTTGGCTATTTGCATAAGAATAGCTAAATACTTCTGTATTTGTTCCGGCTTCCCTTCTAAAGAAAGTAATTCGGTCAGAACCCTCACCACTAATAAATGCAGGTGAATTATCTCCATTATAAGAAATACCACCACCATATGTTGCAGATTGTCCTACATAAAGATAACCTGTACCTTGACCACTACCATAAGCCTCAAATCCAGCACGATATGAATCTCCTGCTAGTACTTGAATAGCAGTATTTGATTGTTTAGATGTAGTTCCTGCTACAATATTTCCAAGAGCCTCTAAATGAGAATCAGCAATCCAACTATCTCTACTTTCATTCCAAATAAATTGTTTAGTTGCTGATGAACCTCTTAAAACTTCAATACCAGCATTCTCCGATGGAGTACCTGATGTAAAGTTTGAATTAAGAGTAATAATATTATCTGCTAACTGAATAGTTTCGGTATTCACAATTGTTTGAGTACCTGTTACATTCAGATTACCTGTTATGTTTAGAGTTGTTCCATCAAAAGTAAGATTACTTTCAACAGTTCCGTTTGGTGCTGAACCATTAAGTGTAATTACACCATTATTAGTAGTACCAGTTAATGCTAATAAACCAGAAGAACCTCCACTACCAGAAGTACCACTAGAACCAGAAGAACCTGATGTTCCTCCAGAACCACTTGTACCCCCAGAACCACTTGTTCCTCCAGAGCCGGATGTACCTCCACTACCTGAAGTTCCACTACTTCCACTTGAACCAGATGTACCACCACTACCAGCAGTACCAGATGAACCAGAAGAACCTGATGTTCCTCCACTTCCCCCAGTTCCAGAAGTTCCACTACTTCCAGCTGAACCACTCGTTCCTCCACTACCTGATGTACCAGATGAACCAGATGAACCTCCACTTCCTGATGTTCCACCACTTCCACTTGTTCCACTTGAACCAGAAGAACCTGATGTTCCATCATCTCCATCTACACCTTGTTCTCCATCAGCACCAGTTGCTCCACTTGTACCTGATGAACCTCCACTACCTGCAGTACCTGATGAACCACCACTACCACTTGTTCCAGAACTTCCACTTGAACCCGATGAACCAGAAGAACCTGATGTTCCTCCACTACCACTCGTTCCACTTGAACCCGATGAACCAGATGTACCCGGCGTACCACCCTCACCAGCAGCACCATCTCTACCAGATGTACCACTACTTCCAGATGTACCAGATGAACCAGATGAACCCGATGTTCCATCTTCACCAGATGTACCACTTGAGCCGGATGAACCAGATGAACCACTTGAACCAGAAGTTCCTCCACTACCAGAAGTACCAGGTGTACCACCTTCACCAGCAGCACCATCTTCACCTGAAGAACCAGATGAACCAGATGTACCACTTGAACCAGAAGTTCCTCCACTTCCTGATGTACCATCAGTACCATCTACACCAGATGTACCATCATCACCATCAGCACCATCAACACCATCAGCTCCATCGTTACCTGATGAACCAGATGAACCACTTGAACCAGAGGTTCCACCAGAACCACTACTTCCTCCACTTCCGCTTGTTCCACCACTTCCGCTTGTTCCTCCAGAACCAGAAGTTCCACCACTTCCACTTGTTCCACCACTTCCAGATGTACCAGAAGAACCTGATGTTCCACCAGAACCACTTGTTCCACCAGAACCACTTGTTCCACCACTACCTGAGGTTCCTTCAGAACCATCAGTACCAGAACTACCACCAGAACCACTTGTCCCTCCAGAACCAGAAGTACCTGAAGAACCAGAAGTTCCTCCAGTTCCAGCAGTTCCACTTGAACCTGAAGAACCAGATGTACCTCCACTACCGGAAGTACCACTTGTACCCGATGTACCAGCAGTACCAGCTGCAGGTTCCCATCCACCAGCAGTATAACGATAAATGTTAGTATCTGAAGTGTTATAATATAATTGTCCAACTACACCACCAGAAGGTGCTGAATTAAAGACTGGAATTACTACCGAATCTTTAATTAATACTGAACCTGTAAATTGGTGTGTATCGGTTGATTCATCACCAAACACATTCGAACCCGATGCGTAAATTACTGATGATGAAATAAATGTTGTTAATAATTCTTGAGAAGTTATTCTTCCCGCTACTGATAAATTATTACCAATAGTTAAATTGTTTTGTATATCTGCTGAACCTGTTACTGTTAAATCGGTTCCTACTTGTGCAGTTGCTTTGAATATACTACTACCAGTTACGATAAGATAATCCCTTACAGTTACACCAGCTTCTACTCTTAAACCACCATCAGGTGAAATTATAGCTTCTACTGAACCTGATTTTAATCTATCTATATCACCTAATGCATCAGCTGGGATGTTGTATAATCCACCACCATCACCTCTATATATCGATGCTGACATTTCACCTTCAATATCAATATCTCCAGTTGATGTTACATTACCATCTATGTTTGTAGGTACATTTACTTCGAATGAAGTACCATTTAAAACTGATGCGGTTGCTGAACCTTCAGCTATTCTACCAATATCACCAGTAAGTGCAGTAGTTGGAATACTTTCTAATTGAGAACCATCTCCTTTGAATGAACCAGTAAAAGAACCAGTAAATGATGATGCAGTTATTCCGCTTTCAACATTCAAAGACGTATTAATATCAACCGATGAGGTTGATATGTTTAATTGTTCTACACCTTGAACATCAATCGAAAGTAAACTTTGACTGACCTGATTGATTCCGTTTGGGTTCTTTCCTCCGTATTCCATTAACCTCTATTTATGATATCTCTAATACTGATAAAATAACATCTGCTGAATTATCAACATTTGATGTTACAGTTATCGAATCACTTGCTTCTAAAACTACTTTTTGGTCACCACCAACTAAAACTGCCGATGAACCATTTGGTATAACTGCTCCTTTTACTAAATATTTAGTAACTCCAGCAGAACTATCAGTTATTTGTACATCTACATAAATATTTGTAGATATAATATTAGCTACATTTACACCAATAACAGTAGTTGCTGTAGCAGCTGGTGTTGTGTAAACACCTAAACCACCTGTTCCTGCAGGTCCTTTTATACTATTTTTAAATACATTTGCCATATCTTTATCCTAATGCTATTGAAAATGCCAACGCAGAATCTAATACATCTACACCTTCAACTGTAAATGCGTTTCCATTTGTTACATTTATTGAACCACTTATTTGAACTGAACCACTATTGATGATATTTATTCCACCATCAGTATTTTCCGTACCAACATTTAATGTCTGTCTAACAACTAAATCCGTAAATTCAGCTTGTTGAACAGTAATATCTCCAATAAATGAACCACTAAGTGAACCAGTAAACGAACCAGTAAACGAACCACTCAAATCAGCATATGCCGATGGAGCTTGTGTAATCGAACCGGAAAAACTGGGTTGGTCTATTCTCATGTGATAATTACCTTTTCTTTGATATAAATATTAAATAAATATCTTTTAACTTCTAAGAAGGTTTGTTTGGCCAAGTAATATCGTATGGGTCTGATTGTGTTGTTACATCTCTTAGTGATTGTCTGTAAGTTTGCCAATCGGTTAGTGATGAACCTGTTATTGGTGAATCTTGAAATTGTGTCCAATCTGACTCCGATAATAAAGTATTTCTCGTACTTCTTATTTCTGACCATTTGATTTCCTTTCTTTTGTTTATTGTTTCAGTATCCGCATCAGTTATTTCATATGTTTGTATATAAACCGAACCAGATAAAGTAGGTGTAACTTCAGTTACATCCTTTGTATCATCAGTATCGTACCCACTACTTTTCAACTCAACTGGATATACATTGTATGATTGTAATAAATCATTACTTATCGTTGTTGGAAAACTAATGGTAGGATTCTCATTCTTTAATATTTGAATGGAATATGGATAAATTATTGTTGAACCTGAAACTTTTAAGTACATATCTTTTTATTTAAATGTTGCTGGTATTGAACCAAAATTAGTTAAACCACTACAAAAAGCAAAACAATCAGTACCAATTGGATTTGATGTTCTTTCAAAAATCTCATCACCATTTGAATCAGTTGGAGTTACACCAGTTAATAAGTTTGATGTAGTTGCCATATTAAATGCATTTGCAAAAGTAGTAACTTGTTGGTTATTAGTAAAAAACTGACTTGGAATTCCAGCCACCTTTCTACAGTTTCTAAATACTGATTCAAAGTTTACTACTAATGCGTTATTATCAAACAAATTTGTTGGTATTGTTGTTAAATTTAACAATGCGTTAAATGTACCCGAAAATGATGTTACATTTGTATTGTTATCAAACAAACCAGATGGTATTGCTGTTAATCCTTGACAAAATACGAATGTGTTAACGAATGAAGTTACATTTGTTGAATAATCAAATAAACCATTGGGTATTATTGTAATACCAGTTTGTCTAAATGTAGAGTTAAATCTTAATACAGTATTTAATCCATCATTTAATGTTGCGTTATTAGAACCATCCGCTGGTATAGTTGTTAAATTAATACATCCATAAAAATCAATTTCTTCAAACTGAACTACTCCCCAATCATCAACTGATTTGTATAAGTTTTTGTATGATGTGTTATTACCAACACTAAAACCCGGACAATATCCACTAACTATAATTTGATAACTACCAGCAGTTGAATATGTATGAAATCTATCAGATGATGTTGTTGATGTAATTATAGAATCACTACTACCATCACCCCAACTTACTGTTATATTAGGTTGTTTTCCACCTGGCGCAGTAATAGGTAACTCAAATTGAGTATTTGTTGATGTTGTTTGTATTGTAAATTTAAAAGGTCTCACTTGTCCTGCTTCTATTGATAATAATCTTCTTGCTATACTCATAATTCATAACTCATTAACTTATGTTGTTGGCACTTAGGAATCCATAATAAGTACTCCCCCCATCATAAGTATAGAATACTAATATATCTTTTCCACCAGCCGTTAGTGTTGGTGCTGCTCCATTTGCCCATTGTATTGATGCTGGCCAACTTACAGTTGCCGTACCACCACTACTATCCTCTAACAATAATGTAAATCCAATTGCACGAGGGGCTGATGGTGCGTTTGAAAGAGCGATTGTTATACTACCTATTCTATCAATTCTAAAATTATTAGCCGTTGATAAATCTATCGTTGTACCACCAGTTGAATTTCCTATGTTATTATAATTCTCGTGGAACCTTGTAGAGAATGTTGTAGCTCCCAGAAAATCACCATCTACATCTAATTCACCACTTATTTGTACATTTCCAGTTACATCTAAATCAGCTCCATCAAATGTTAGGTTTGATTGTGCAGTTCCAGTTCCATCACCATCCATAGTAAGAACTCTATCTGCTCCATCATTTGCTACATTTAATAATCCACTTGAACCAGAAGAACCTGATGAACCCGATGAACCAGTTTCACCTGATGTACCAGAACTTCCACTTGTTCCACTTACACCACTACTACCACTACTTCCAAATAAAGTACCATCTAAACCAGATGTACCCGATGAACCATTTGAACCACCTACACCGGATGTTCCACTACTTCCACTCGAACCAGATGTTCCAGATGAACCCGATGAGCCAAATAAAGTACCATCTTGTCCAGAAGTACCAGCGGTTCCACTTGAACCACTTGAACCAGAAGAACCTGCAGTTCCTGTTGAACCACTACTTCCAGATGTACCAGATGAACCTGATGAACCGAATAAAGTACCATCTAAACCAGATGTTCCAGCAGTTCCACTTACACCACTTGAACCAGCAGTACCAGTTGAACCACTACTTCCGCTCGTACCACTACTACCACTACTTCCAAATAAAGTACCATCTTGACCTGATGTACCACTTACACCACTCGTACCAGCAGAACCACTTACACCACTCGTACCAGATGAACCTGTTTGACCCGAAGTACCATCAGAACCACTTGTACCAGAACTTCCGAAGAATGTACCATCTAATCCAGATGTACCTGAAGTACCAGAAGTTCCACTTAAACCACTCGTACCTGATGAACCACTCGTTCCATTAGTACCAGATGTACCACTACTTCCAAAGAATGTTCCATCTTGTCCAGAAGTACCACCAGTACCAGAAGAACCACCTGTTCCAGTAGTTCCTGAAGAACCACTTTGACCACTCGTACCATCAGTACCTAATCCACTTGTTCCAGATGTACCATCAGTACCAGAACTACCACTACTACCAAAGAAAGTTCCATCAACACCAGACGTACCAGAAGTTCCGCTTGAACCAGATGTTCCAGATGTTCCAGCTCCAGATGTACCAGAAGTACCTGTTGTACCACTACTACCAAAGAATGTTCCATCCTGCCCACTTGTTCCACTTGTTCCAGAAGAACCCGAAGTTCCACTCGTTCCAGCTCCAGAAGTACCTGAGGTTCCAGTTTCACCAGAAGTACCACTACTTCCGAAGAATGTTCCATCAACACCTGAAGTTCCAGATGTACCAGAAGAACCTAATCCACTTGTACCAGATGTACCAGTTTCACCTGATGTACCCGATGTACCACTACTACCGAAGAAAGTTCCATCTTGTCCGCTTGTTCCACTTGTTCCACTTGTTCCAGAACTTCCTGCTGAACCTGAAGTTCCAGCAGAACCACTACTTCCACTACTTCCGCTTGTACCACTCGTACCAGAACTTCCGAAGAAAGTTCCATCTCTACCAGTTGTACCTGATGTACCATCAGTACCATCTACACCATTAATACCAGATGAACCAGCAGTACCAGTTGAACCACTCGTTCCAGACGAACCTGATGAACCAAAGAACGTACCATCTTGTCCACTACTACCAGAACTACCACTTGTACCATCTTCACCATCTTCACCAGTTGTTCCAGAAGAGCCCGAAGTTCCACTTGAACCTGATGTACCATTAGTACCACTTGTACCACTACTACCACTACTTCCTTCTGCTGATGTACCTGATGTACCAGTTGTACCACTTGTTCCTGCTGAACCACTACTTCCGCTTGTTCCTGATGTACCACTACTTCCTTCCGCTGATGTACCAGACGAACCTGATGTTCCACTTGTTCCAGAAGTTCCACTACTTCCACTTGTTCCAGATGTACCAGCAGTTCCACTACTTCCTTCAGCTGATGTACCACTTGTTCCAGTTGTTCCAGATGAACCTGAAGTTCCACTACTTCCACTTGTTCCAGAAGTACCACTACTTCCCTCTGCGGATGTACCTGATGTACCCGCTGAACCACTTGTTCCTGCTGAACCTGAAGTTCCATTTGTACCACTTGTTCCAGAAGTTCCACTCGTTCCAGTTGAACCTGATGTTCCACTTGTCCCAGAAGAACCCGAAGTTCCGCTTGAACCTGAAGTTCCGTTTGTACCACTTGTTCCAGAAGTACCCGATGAACCAGAAGTTCCAGATGAACCTGAGGTTCCAGTTGTTCCACTCGAACCAGAAGTACCAGCGGTTCCACCACTACCAGACGTACCACTTGTTCCAGAAGTTCCGCTTGTTCCACTTGTTCCACTTGTGCCCGAAGTACCACTACTTCCACTTGTACCAGATGAACCTGATGTTCCGTTTGTACCAGAAGTACCCGAAGTACCAGCTGAACCACTACTACCTCTTTCTCCACTTGTTCCGCTTGTACCAGAAGTTCCACTTGTACCATTTGTACCAGTTGAACCACTACTACCACTACTACCACTCGTACCAGAAGTACCAGCTGAACCTGATGAACCTTCTTCACCATCTGCTCCACTTGTTCCACTTGAACCAGAAGAACCACTGCTTCCGCTTGAACCAGAACTACCCGAAGAACCACTACTTCCACTTGTTCCAGATGTACCACTCGTTCCAGAAGAACCCGATGTACCAGAAGAACCACTACTTCCACTACTTCCACTTGAACCAGAAGAACCTGATGTACCTCCACTACCAGAAGAACCACTACTTCCGCTTGTTCCAGAAGAACCTGAAGTTCCGCTTGAACCAGATGAACCAGAAGAACCTGATGAACCTCCAGTTCCAGATGAACCAGAAGAACCTGATGTTCCAGAAGTTCCAGAAGTTCCGTACTTATCTACTATTTGAATAGTACCAATCATTGAGGAGTGTGAAGCACATTGATAAACTATACTATCAGGTGCATCCTCCGGTACTCTATATTTTACTAATACTGATGTTGAATGATTTCCATTTGTTGGGTCATTGTTTGTTGTGCCCGGAACTGTGTTTGTATTTCCATCTGATAATCTTAGTGCAAATGGATGAGATGAAGCAACATCACTTACATCGAAATAGAAAAGTTCTCCCCTTACTAATGTAATTGTTGGGAAATCTCCAGTATATCCAGAAAAACTATAAGCAAATCCAGCATTTTCTACAACAAATAATCTTCCACCTTCTCTACCAGATGAACCCGATGTTCCACTTGTTCCAGAAGTTCCACCACTACCTGATGAACCGGATGTTCCACTCGTTCCACTCGTTCCAGAAGAACCTGAAGAACCTGAAGAACCAGCTGAACCAGATGTTCCAGACGTTCCACTTGAACCAGAAGAACCTCCACTACCAGATGTACCACTTGAACCACTACTTCCACTCGTACCACTACTTCCGCTTGTACCAGATGTTCCACTACTTCCACTCGTACCAGATGTACCAGCTGAACCTGATGAACCAGATGTACCTGAAGTTCCACTCGTTCCAGTTGTACCGCTTGTTCCACTACTTCCAGAAGTCCCAGATGAACCTGAAGTTCCACTCGTTCCACTCGTTCCAGCTGAACCAGATGAACCACTTGTACCAGAAGTACCTGATGTACCTGCTGAACCACTACTTCCAGATGAACCACCAGTCCCAGAAGTACCACCAGTTCCAGAAGTACCACTAACTGCAGTTACATCTCTTTTTTCTATTCTATTTGTAGTTTCATTTATTACTAATACTGTATCTGAACTACCTGTTTCTAATCCTATTAACTCAGTACTTCCCGTTACTACTAAACTACCACTTACTTCAAATCTTCCAACAAATGAACCAGTACCATTATTTGGTAAGAAATTTTCTCCTACAAAATCACCAGCATTTAGAGCGAATGAAGCAGTTGCTGCATAAGATGCTGAAAGTACAGTCATCGATGCGGTTTGATTATTTCTTACATAATCTTCAGCAGATACAGCGTTTATAGCATAAGATGCTGATTCAGCGTATGATGCTGAAAGTACAGTCATCGATGCCGTTTGGTCAGTTCTTACAAAATTATCAGTATTAAAATCACCAGCGTTTACTGCGAATGAAGCAGTTTCAGCATATGATGCTGAAAGAACTGTCATAGATGCAGTTTGGTTATTCTTTATATATTGAGATAAGTTACCTAACTCAGCAAGTGATGCTGAATCAAATCCTACTAATGATGATGCCGTTCCAGCGTTTTCTGCAAATAATGCATAAGATGCTGAATTAACTAAACCTACCACATCATCACCTTCTACAAATCCTGCTAATCTACCACCAGTACCAATTACTGCTTGTCCACTTGTTAATCCACTAAATGTTACTCTAACCGATGAACTATCAATTGATTCGATTGCTTGTGGAATAATCTGTCCATTTGAACCAGTTTCATAAATTTGAACTACTGGATAATCAATAGCAAAATTGTGTTGGAATGTTACCTGAGTTACATCTGAGAATGGGAATACAGCAGTATCACCAAATTGTGTTACAGGTCTAAATTTATTTGCAGCTGCATCAAATACTAAAATATCTAAATCATCAGGTACATCTATACCAACATTTTCACCCTGATATGAACCTACAAATGATGATGTAATTCTTGGTGAGAATATTTCATCAGTTACAGTTATCTTAGATGCACTTACATCATTTTGGAAATTAACTTCTCCGAAGAATGTTGAACCACTAGCAATCGATGTTACTACAAACCCATCATCAGGATTCGTAGATGCAGTTACTGAACCACTAAGAATTCTACTTTGGTCTAATCCAACAATAGCATCAGCTGGTATATTAAATAATCCTTCACCACTACCACTAAAGAATCCACTTCCAGATGGTATAGTTACACTTCCACTAATATTAAGTGAACCAGTAAATTTAGAACCATATGTTGGTGAGAAAACTCTAAATCCTTCATTTGGTTCAACAGAAGCACTTACACCACCACTAATGATTAATGGTAATTGTAAATCTTGTAATGCATCAGCTGGTATATTAAATAATCCACCACCATCACCAACGAATAATGTACCACTAATTTGTGTATTAGCAAAAAATCCTTTATTTGGTGAAATTGATGCAGTTGCTGAACCCGATACTATTCTATCTAATTCTAAATCTTCAATCGCATCTAATGGAATATTAAATAATCCACCACCATCACCACGATATAGAGATGCTGTTATTGATTGAGAAACTTCTAATGAACCACTAATTTCTACTTTAACTGAACCAGACCTAAGTGTTGGGTCTAAGTTTTCTACTCTAAAGAAACCTAATGGGTCAACTGATGCAGTTACCGAACCAGTAAATATTTTTGATGAATCAATTGCTAAGTTAGCAATATCAATGTTTGTAATTCCACTACCATCACCAGTAATAATTCCACCTACATCTAATGATTCCGATATATTAACCGAACCACTAAAAGATGAATCTACACTTGTACTTATATTGTTATTAAATACTTTAAATTCAGTTTCATCTAACGATGCCGTTGCTGAACCACTTTCTAATACGTTTAATGTAAGTGCTAAATTAGCTATATCGATATCAGTTAAACCACTACCATCACCAACAAATCTACCACCACCACCAACAGTTATTGAACCAGATGTTACAATAGAACCAGTAAATTCTGAACCACTTTGGGGTGCAGTTACTACAAACGTATCACCACTTGCAACCGATGCCGTTGCAGAACCACTTGAGATAAGAGGTGCAGCTGCCGCTTGTACATTTTCTAAGTTTGAACCATCTCCGAAATAAACACCAGTATATGAACCACTAAATGAACCACTTAGTACTAAATTATCACTTCTATTTTCAAACCTATTTGATGATGATGAAAATACTATAATATCATTATTAGATGCCGATACTATTTGTACATCATGTAAATCTTCTAAGTGATTACCTAATTGTGGTCTTACTAAAAGTTGTATGTTATCACCATTTACTCTTTCAACAAGTGCTATTGTTGATTTTAAATTAGGTGCTTCAGGTTTTACATTTGTCATACCACCAGCCCTTTGTGGGTCTGGATATAGTATATCTCCCTCACTCCAAGTTGAACCAGTATATTTTAACCCAGCATCTTCTAATAAGTCTACCTTTACATCCCTAACCATACCAAACCAAGTAGCAAATCCTTCTTGATTATTATCTATATTTTCGGTTAGTACACCAATTAATAAATCAGAATCATAAGTACCATCTGAGATAGATTTAATAACTCTAATTCTTTGACCTTGTGATGGATTGTTTGGGTCAACCATTACCAATGTACCATTGATTAGATTTTCACCAGCTTTATTTACTACCTTTGGATAATATAATTCCTGTCCGATTTGTAATGAAGCAGAACCTCCACTCATTCCTAAATCCAAAGTACCATCGGTTTCATTCCACTTTAATCTACCTGGTTGAGATGGGAATGTGTTTTCACCAGTAACAAAATCTATAACCGATGAAGTTAAATAAGATGATGTTATAAATGGTGATGATATTTTTTCTGCAGATGAAATACTACTTACATCTAATGTTCCAGTTATTTCAGTATTACCATTTATAATATTTTGTGAAATTGTTGGAACTTCTTCTAATATTTTTATAGAAGAACCATAAGATGCTGATGGAGTTGAAAAATAATATAATCTTTTTGGTGTATTATCAGTAACTTCTAATTTTAAAAATGCACCACTATTACCAGCAGTTCCATTTGTTGTTACACCAGTTGTATATTGAGTACCAGTGTTATGGGAACCATCTACCGTTTGAGATAATTTTATTGGATTATTTGCGTTAGAAGAATCTGATATATCAAAGTGATATGTAAGTCCATTTAAGAATTTTAATGGTTGCTTTAAATTACCATTTATTGCAAATCCGTTCTGCCCAATAGTTACTGATTGAGTAATTGGAAGAGTTTCTAATTCAATTACCGAAGTAGATACATATAATCCACCCGTTACATTTAAATCACCTTCAATAGATGATGTTGTATTTACTTTGAATCCAAATTCAGGATCTGTTGATGCGGTTACACTACCACTTGCGATAAATGATAACTCTTCTACATCTTCTGCTAATGCTGAAAGAGGTATATCAAATAAATCTCTACCACTACCACTAAATGAACCACTAAATTGAGTACCTCTAACAATATTTGTATCAATATCACCAGTTGTTGTTATTGAACCACTTGTGAAAATTGAACCAGTTACAACAACTGTATCATTTATTATAGTTTCACTAATTGGATAACTAAGTACTTTTCTGATTTCCCCACCCATACCAGAGTGATTCAAACAATAATAGTATAATGTATCAGGTGTATTAAAGTTTATTGCTATTGTAACTTGTGAACCATTTGTACCAGCAGATATACTACCAGTATCTACACTACCAGTAAATGGAACACCACCAGCGTGTGTACCATTATCAGTTGTTGAAAATCTTATTTCATGTGTAGCGTTTGTAGAATCTGATTGATTGAATGTGTATGTACTACCACTTACCAAATAAAGTAATGGTTGTCTCTTTCCATCTATTTCATATTTGTTACCATCATCAGTTCCAATAACTTTTACAATTTTTTCTAAATTATCAGGTCCCCAAGAAGTTGATGCTGATACTATTAAACTACCACTTGTAGTTATACTATCATCGAACCTACCAGTTGAATTTACTTCAAATCCTCTATTAGGGTCAACCGATGCAGTTACCGAACCACTAACAATTCTAAATGCTTCTTCAGTAATTGCTGATAATGGAATATTGAATAATGATTCACCACTACCACTAAAGATAGATGCTGATACAACTCCACTTACATCGATATCACCATCGATAGATGCAGATGTATTTACAATCAATCCTAAATTTGGAGAAATAGAAGCACTAACTGAACCACTTGATATTCTTGGAGAATCTTCTGAAAGTGCCGATTGTGGGATATTAAATAAGTTTTCACCACTACCACTAAAAGATGAACCCGATGTAAGTGTTACACTTCCACTAATTTGTATAGAACCACTAAATGTTGAACCACTCTCAGTAGATTCTACTACAAATCCAAAATTTGGAGAAACTGATGCCGTTACTGAACCACTTGATATTAATGGTGCATCTTCCGAAAGTGCCGATTGTGGTATGTTAAATAGTTCTGAACCATCACCAACGAATCCACTGGATGATATCTTCGCACTTGCCGTTACATTCCCAAATATTTGAGTTTCACCAAATAATTTTTGAGTATCAGTATTTGAATCATCACCAAATATGTTTGAGCCAGTAGATATTACTATGGATGATGAAATAAAGTTTACAAAAATTTCTTCAGCTGTTATTCTACCACTAACTGATAAATCTCCTTCAATAGAAGATGATGTATTTACTACAAATCCTAAATTAGGTGAAATAGATGCGGTTGCTGAACCACTTGCTATTCGTGTAGCATCTTCAGAAAGTGCTGATTGGGGAATGTTATTAAGTTGTGAACCATCTCCAGCTACAGAACCACTTAATGACCCAGTGAATTCATCAGCTATGATTTTTGGAACATCTAATGATTCTGATATAGAAACACTTCCACTAAATTCTGATTTTATAGAACCAGTTCCAAATACTTTAAATATACCTTCAGTTGAAACGGAAGCACTTACCGAACCAGTTGTAATTAAGTTCGATAATAACGCATCTTCAACTAAAGCTGAACGAGGGATGTTAAATAATCCTTCACCACTACCACTAAAGAATCCACTTCCAGATGGTATTTCAATATCTCCTATAAAGATAGAACCACTTTCATCAGAAGTTACTTTAAATACACTATCTTCAGTTGATGCAGTTACACTACCACTTGCTATAAATACAGCTTCTCTTGTTACTAAAGCTTCAATTGCTTCTTGTGCATCATTAGAAAGTGCTGAGAATGGTATATCAAATAAATCCTCACCACTACCACTATATTTTGAACCACTATTTAATTGAACTGCTCCACTAACAAATACCGAACCACTTAATTCAGTTGTTACTGAACCTGTTGATTGTACTCTAAAGAAACCATCAGTTGAAACCGATGCGGTTACTGAACCAGTAGATATTAAGTTTGAAATAAGTGCATCATCCGTTAATGCAGTTCTTGGTATATTAAATAATTTTTCACCACTACCACTAAAGAATGAACCACTACTTAAAAATACAGAACCTGTAAAAGTAGAACCACTTAATTCTGATTCTACAACTAATCCAAAGTTTGGAGAAACTGATGCGGTTACTGAACCACTTCTAATATTATTTGTAATAAGAGCATCCTCAGTAAGTGCTGAACGAGGTATATCAAATAACTCCGCACCACTACCACTAAATATACTACCGCTACTTAATCTTAAACTACCAGTGAATGTAGAACCACTAGCTTCCGATGTTACAACAAACCCATCTTCATCTGAAACAGATGCAGTTACATTACCAGATTGTATTTTAGTTGATACTTCAACTTCTTCAGCTAATGCTGATAAAGGTATATTAAATAAGTTTTCACCACTACCACTAAAGAATGAACCACTACTTAGAAATACTGAACCAGTAAATGTAGAACCACTATCTAATGAGTTTACTACAAAACCAGTATCAGGTGATACTGAAGCAGTTACTGCTCCACTAATAATTAAATTCGTTTCTAATGCATCTTCAGTAAGTGCTGAACGAGGTATATTGAATAAGTTTTCACCACTACCACTAAATGATGAACCACTATTAAGATTAACATTTCCACTAACTAATAACGAACCACTTAACTCAGTTGTTACTGAACCCGTTCCGAATACTCTGAAGAATCCATCTTGAGAAACGGAAGCCGTTACTGAACCTGTTGTTATTAAGTTTGAAAGTAATGCATCATCGGTTAATGCCGATTTTGGTATATTAAATAAGTTCTCACCACTACCACTAAAAGCAGAACCTGATATTAATTGTACATTTCCACTTACAAATAAAGAACCACTTAATTCAGTTGTTACTGAACCAGTTCCGAATACTTTAAATACACCATCAGGTGATACAGATGCGGTTACTGAACCTGTTGTTATTAAGTTTGAGAGTAGTGCATCATCAGTAAGTGCTGATTTTGGAATGTTGAATAAGTTTTCACCACTACCACTAAATGCTGAACCTGAAGTTAGTTGTACATTCCCACTAACAAATGTAGAACCACTTATAGTAGTATCTCCAAATACATCTAATGAACCAGTTACTTCTACCGAACCTGTAAATTCTTGCTTATCAGTTGATAATTCACCAAATCGGTTTGAACCAGATGAGAATATAATTGAAGATGAAATTATTTCAACAATAAGTTCTCTTGCTACTATTCTATTATCAACAATTAAATCACCAGTAACTCTTACATCACCAGTAACATCCATATCTCCACCAAATGATGATGATACGTTTACTAAAAACCCAGTATTAGGTGAAATTGATGCGGATGCAGAACCTGATATTAATCTTACTGCTTCTGGAAGGTTATTTAATTGAGAACCATCTCCAGCAAATGAACCACTAAAAGAACCAGTAACTTGCTCTAATTGAAGTGTTGTAACAAATAAACGATTACCATCAGCATCGGAAGCAACAAGCGCAATAGACCCAGATGAAAGTGAACCACTCTCAGGAACACCCAAGTTTGGTTCTGCTTCATTTAATCGTAGATATTCGTACCTATCCTCCGAAACATCGGATGGTCTTACTACTTTAACCTTTCCGCTTAATAATTGGCTCATTTATTATTAGTCTTAGTATATAATTATTCGTTTGCACTTTCAAGAATCGATAATATTACAGTTAAATTTGTAGAACCTGATACAATTAATGAAAATTGTTGTTCTAATACTAACTTACCTGCCACAATCGGTGATAATGAATCTCCAGCTGGTATAATTACATTTGTAATTAAATCAACTGGTTCTTGTAAAACTCTCGTTGGAGTTGATATCGTATCGGATATAGCATCCAATAAATCAACTGATGCTGATATTGAACCTGTTTCTGATACAAATGTATTATCTATGGATTGTGTTACCGAATCTTGATATAATCTAGATACAGCCGATGAACCTGTTACCGATTCATTAATAAGTATTTGTTCTACTAATTTAGTGGCATAATCTATTGATTGATATGATGAAGTGAAATAATCATTAGGAATCAAAATTTCCCCATTCTTATTATAATAAGAAAGAGCTGCTTTTTTAGATTGTAATGTCCCTCCTGCTATTAAATCTGCCTCAACACCATCCAAAGCAGTTTTAACATATCCTTCAAAAAAGGAAGATGTAAAACTAAATGGAATTTGTGTTAAATTATTTTGAAAATTAATATACGCAGCAGATTCTTTTTCAATAAAAGTTTGGTTTTTTTCTATAAGTGCAGATGCACTTAAAAAACTACCTGAATTAATTATTGAATCTACTTGAGGTACTGGTAATTCCCTATTACTTGTTATACTAATAGTAACGGGCTCGTTTGCTTCACCCGTATTTGTTATCTGAGCTGATAATAAGATAGTAGAAACTCCTTTTGGAGCTGAATAAACTACATCATCATCACCTGTCAAAGTGGTAAGTACGGATTTAAATGCATTTAGTGGTATTAATTCTTCTGCCATATCCTATATAAATATTTGTTTTCTTTTTTATCCTTAATCTTGCAGTGCTAATGAGAATGGTGTTACAAGTGAGAATAGTGATTTAGAGAATGTTCTACCTTCTAATGTACCAGAAGCTTGTTTAATAACAAGACCCCCACCAATTCTAAAGTCACCAAGTTCGTTACCTGATGTGAAGAATACTCTACCTCCACCTATTTCAGTAATTTCCTTATCAGGATCAGGTACACCATCACCACCTTGGTTAGGAGGTAATGCTTTATAAGTTACCCCAGCACCAGCGTAAGAGAAATCATGCCCAGTTGTAATAATTAAAGAACCAAACTCTTCAACTGGTGCCTGTCTAGCAACAAATTGGAATTGAGTTCTTAAATATCTATTAGTTTCTGCAGTTTCTTTCTTTTGTTCGTTTATAACCACAGCCGCACTTCCGTATATACCATTGTAATACGATTCAGCTGCTCTAATACTTCTTTCGTTACCACCATAAATGATATCAGTTGCGATAGCATCTAAGATGAAACCAGTATCTCTATAACATTTTTCTTCATTGTATATAAAGTTAGGGAAAGCAGCGTTTGTGTACGATATTGCTTTACCTTGTAATACTTTCTTAGCGTTTCTAAGAGCGGTAGCCCCATTATTATTTAAAAATGCTGGGAATACTAATTGTTGTTGTTTGATTATCTTCTCAGCTAACCCTTTAGAGAAATCAATACCATCAGTTGTTTGTGGTTTTTGCTCCGTTGTAGCGATTGAAGGAATGTAGTAGTAGAATGTACCTGCTTGTACTGCTCTTTCATTACCACCATATGTTAAATCAGTTGCTACTGCATCTATGATGTATCCTAAATCTCTACTACAACTAACTTCGTTGTATTCAAACTCACTCCAAGATGAACTTAGATAAGCGATTGTTTCTTTTTGTATAAATGTTGTATTATCTCTTAATAACTGAACACCATTTGTAATTTCAGCCGATGGAGTTGTGTATGGTAGATTCTGAACTACATTTTGTGAAGTTCCATTTGCGAATCTGATTCCATCAACAGTCGGGTCTAATTGATTTTGCTCTGAAGGTGTTCCAGCGTTTGTTGCTCTTGAAGGATATCTCCAATAGTACAATCCTGCATTAATACTTCTTTCATTACCACCATATACTAAATCAGTTACAGCTGCATCTATAATATATCCAGTATCTCTTCTACACTTATCTTCATTATATTTTACATTACTCCAAGAAGATGAGATAAACTCAATTGTTTCGTTTTGTACAAAACTTCTATTGTTTCTTAATAATTCAGCTGATGCAGATACTTCAGCAGATGCGGTAACAAATGTTATGTTTTCTAACACTTTTTCAGCCAATCTTGCTGAGTAATTGATACCATCAATTGTTTGATTCAATTGTCCATTTGGATTACTTTGGAAATTAACAGTTGCATCCGATGGATATAAGTAATAGTACTCACCATTTACTCTACCTCTTTCATTTCCACCATATAAGAAATCAGTTGCTACACCATTTAAGATATAACCAGTATCTCTCTTACATTTATCTTCATTGTAATCAAATGTACTCCAAGAAGAAGAAATATATGATATTACTTCATTTTGGATAAATTCTTTGTTATCTAAAAGAACTTTATTACCAGCTAATCTTTCAGCCGATGCCGTTACGAATATTTCGTTTTGTACTAATTTACTTGCCACATCACCCGCGTACTTAATACCCGTTGTAGTTGGTTCTAATTGAGTTGATGTTGCTGATGAAGGATATTTGTAGTAGTATTCTCCTGCAATTTTACTTCTTTGGTTACCACCATAAAGTAAATCAGTAGATACTGCATCTAAAATATGTCCAACATCTCTCATACAAGTTGATTCTACATAATCAAACCCTTCCCAAGAAGAACTTAGGTAAGAAATTGATTCAGATTGAATAAACTCTCTATTATTTCTAATTAATTCAACTGATGCTGATATTTGAGTTGATGGGAAATCAAATGTTACACCTTTAACGATTTGTTCAGTTAATTGTGCTGCGTAATTGATACCATCAATAGTTTGTTGAGCTTGAGAACCAGTTCCATTAGCTTCAGATGGGAATTGGTAATAGAATCTAGCATTTACCGAAGATGCTGATACAATTCCGTATCTTAAATCTTCTGCTACACCATTTACTATAAATCCAACATCTCTTCTACACTTAACATCATCATAATCAAATCCTACCCAAGAAGAAGAAATATATTCCACAACTTCATTTTGTATAAATGTTACACTTTCAGTAATCAATCCATAAGTAGTTAGGATATCTGAATCAGTAGAAACTGCCCCATAATTAGATGAAGTTGGTGTTGAACCTGTTCCATTTGAGATTGCATCTGATACAATTGCGAATGAAGATGAAATTGTGTTAAGAATTGTAATATCAGTTATATCACCTCCAGTTGCTGGTGAGAATGAAGTTACTTTAATTCCATTATCGGTATTCAAACTTCCAGTTGGAATAAATAATGTTTCTTTGTTAACTAATTTTTGAATTAAATCTTTAGTATAGATTAATGCATCAGTTGTTTCATCTAATTGGTTATCAGTTGCTTCAGATGGGAATCTATAATAGAATTCACCAGCGGTTAATGCTCTTTGGTTTCCACCATATCTTAAATCAGTAGCAACAGCATCAATAATAAATCCAGTATCTCTACTACAACTTAATTCATTGTATTCAAAGTTTGGATATTTAGCGTTTACGAATGCTACAGTTTCAGCTTGTAAGAATTCTCTATTTTCTCTGATTGTATCATAAACATAATCAACTTCATTTGATGCAGTTTGGAATATTGCTCCACTTACAATTTCTGATACAAATCCTTGTACGAAATCTACTGCAGTTACAGTTGGGTCTTTTTGTTTATTCTCATTTGGTACACCACCAATTATTGCTGCTGATGGATATCTATAATAGTAATCTCCAGCATTTACACTTCTTTCATTTCCACCATAAAGAAGGTCAGTTGATACTGCATCTATAATATGAGTAATATCTCTTTTACAAGTTATTTCATTATAAGTAAATCCATCCCAAGAAGATGATAAGAATTCAATTGTTTCATTTTCAATAAATTCTCTATTGTTTCTAATTAACTCATAAGAACCACTAACTAATGCGGATGCAGTCTGGAATGTGTATCCTCTTACTATACTTTCTGCTAATCTACCAGCGTAGTTAATACCATCTAATGTTTGTTGTAATTGTGCACCCTGTGCTTTAGATGGGAAATCATAGTAGAACTTACCATTGAATATAGATGAAGAGTTTGCGTTATACAACATATCTTCAGCTGCTCCACTTATAATTGCCCCAATATCTCTACTACAACTCGTTTCATTGTAAGATGCAGTTGACCAAGAAGATGATAAGTAAGCGATACTTTCACTTTGAATAAATTCAATGTTATCTTTTAGTAAGTTGTAAGCTGCTAATGTTTTTGGTGAATCGGATGGTGTTCCATACTCAACAACAGTTGGTAATGAACCAGTTCCATTTTCAACAATTGTAGTTACAATTGCGATTGATGATGAAATCAATCTTTGTTGTAATCTATCTCCAAATGATTCTGATGTTATTTGAACTGCATCAGTAACTTTAATTAAGTTATTTTTATCAGAGTTATTCTTAACAACAGTTGGTTTAACAGAAGTACCATTTTGTAATATATCTTCAATTATACCAATTGATGATTTTACTTTGTTAACTTCAGTTATAGAACCAACAATAGAAGAAGTAAATTGATTTGTATTAGTTACTTTAATATTGCTTTCAGTATTATTTACAATCGCTGGTAAAACACTTATTGAATTTTTATCAGTTCTAACAAATTTATGAACTGATTGAGGTAAGTGTTTAACCGCTGCTTTAGATGCAGATACAAATGTGTGTACCGATTGAGGTTCATGCTTAACAGCGTTTGCTGAAGCTGATACAAATGTATGTAACGAACCAGAAGCACTTCCAGCATTTCCTACATTAATTGTAAATGTACCAGTTTGTCTTTCAATACTATTTTGTTCTGCTGATACGAATGTGTGTTCACCAACATAAGATGAAGCACCAATATTAATTTTAAATGTATTTGTAGTTACATCAGAAATTGGTAACCATCTTCCAGATGGATAATCATAGTTAGGTCTTGGATAAGATTTTTTAACTTTATTTCCATCCAATATACAAGTATAAGATAATCCGTTATCAGAAATCTTAATATAATCACCATTAGTAAAATTATGATTAGCTATTGTAATAATAACATCACCAGTTAATGAGTTATATGGAGCATCGGTTGGTGTATGTTGAGTTTTACCAACTGAAGTAATTACTATTGATTGTTCTGCATATGGGTCTGAACCTAATCGTGGATAAGAATGGGTTGTAGCATCTGAATCTTGGTCACAAGTAAATGCAAATGATTCATTTTCCAATACCACACTTCTACCAACTCCTAAACCAAATGATTCAGAAACAGTTAAAGTCATATCACCACTTAATGCGTTATAAGATGCAGATACAGGTGTAAAGTATTTATTCGGACCCGATACTCCTACATTTACAGTCATTGTAGTATCAGTTACCGAAGTAAGTTTCATTGAACGACCAGCGTAAGGGTCTATTCCTAATCTCGGATATGATTTAGTAGATTGGTCATTATCCATATCACAAGTAAATGCAAATGAACCAGTATCTAATACGATACCCTCCCCAACACTTAATGTGTGAGTTCCAGTTGTGATTACGAAATCACCAGTTGCTGGGTTATAAGTTGCGTTAGATGGAGTCCATTCAACATTAGGACCCGATGCTCCTACATTTACAGTTATAGTATCATCAGTTTTTGATATTATCTCTAATTTATTAGTATAAGCAGGTTGGCCAACTGATGGGAGTTTATGTTCAGTTTTATTTCCATCCATATCACAAGTGAATACGAATGATTCAGGTCTTATATAAATTTCTTCTCCAACATCTAAGGTATGATTTGGAATAGTAACTATAAAGTTTCCGTTAAGAGGATTATAAGCCGCAGTTGTTGGTGTAAATGTACCAACACCATTTTCAATGATATTGATAATTTGACCAAATGAAGAACTTACAATACCAAATTCAGTATCAGTTACAAAAGTACCACTAGCAGTTACATAAGAACCAGTTGTTAGTTGTTGTGGAGCATCCAATGTATCATCAAACCATTTAGCTAATGCGAAAGGAATATCATCGGTTCCTAATCTGATAATATCATTAATAAATCCTACACTTCTAGTTACATAAGCTGATTCAACTCCACTACCACTTAAAGAAGAAGTAAATTGAGTTGTATCATTAATTTTAATTAACCCTTCAATGTTTTCAGTTAATATAGGTAATGTACTTACTGAATCTCTATCAGTTCTAATAAATGTATGAGCTGATTGAGGTAAATGTTTTAATGCCCCATTCGAAGCTGATACGAAAGTATGAACTGATTGAGGTTCATGCTTAACTGCTCTATTAGATGCAGATACAAATGTATGAATTGAACCACTTGCACTTCCACCATCACCAACATTAATTGTAAATGTTCCATCTTGTCTCTTCAATCCATTAGTAGTTGCTGATACAAATGTATGTGAACCTACATATGGTGAAGAACCTATATTGATATCGAATGTGTTAGTTGTTACATTAGAAATTTCTAACCATCTTCCACTTGGATAATCGTAATTAGGTCTTGGGTAAGATTTTGTAGTTGTATTATTATCTAATACACAAGTATAAGTTAGAGAGTTATCATCTAATTTGATGTAATCTCCATTATTGAAATTGTGATTAGCTATTGTAATAGTTACATCACCAGTTGCCGAATCATATGGTGCATCAGTTACACTATGAGAAGTTGTACCAACTGAAGTAATTTTTATTGATTGTTCTGCGTATGGGTCTGAACCACTTCTTGGGTAAGAGTGAGTAGTTGCGTTACTATCCATATCACAAGTAAATGCGATAGATTCGTTTTCTAACACTACACTTCTACCAACACCCAATCCGAATGATTCAGAAACAGTAAGAGTCATATCTCCACTTAGAGCGTTGTATGAAGCAGATACAGGTGTGAAATATTTATTCGGACCTGATGCCCCTACATTAAATGTCATTGTAGTATCAGTTACATCCGTAAGAGGAAGTGAACGTACTGAATATGGGTCGATTCCTACTCTTGGATATGATTTAACTGATTGGTCATTATCCATATCACAAGTAAATGCGAATGATTCAGCTGACATTACCACACCCTCTCCAACACTTAAACTATGACTTGCCACAGTTACAACAAATTCCCCAGTTGCTGGGTCATATGATGCAGTTGTTGGATTGTATTCTACATTTGGACCTGATTTACCAACATTTACAGTTATAGTATCTGATGTTGTTGATTTAATTGTTAATCTATTATCGTAAGCAGGTTGTCCAATTGATGGAAGTTTGTGCTCAGTTCTATTACCATCCATATCACAAGTGAATACAAATGATTCAGGTTTCAGATAGATACTATCACCACTATATAAATTATGCTTAGGTACAGTCATTACAAAATCACCATTTGCAGGGTCATAAGTTGCTGTTTTAGGTGTGAATGATTCAATACCTGTTTTTATAATTCCAGTTACAATATCATATGATTCACTAACTTCAGTTTGATATGAACCACTTAATGCGATTGAAGATGTTACAGCTTCAAAAGATGTTACTTTGATATTTCCATCGGTATTAGATACCGTTGATGGAGATAATAATGTTTGTTGTGTAATTATATCTCTAAGTAAATTCTTAGCGTACATAATTCCATCAATAGTTTCATCTTTTTGTACAGTAGTTGCTTCAGATGGGAATAGGTAGTAGAATTCTCCACCTTTAATACTTCTTTGATTACCACCCCATAAGAAATCAGTTGCAACACCATCTAAGATATGTCCAACATCTCTTCTACATTTTTCTCTATTGTATGTAAAGAATGGATATGCATAATCAATATATTCAGTTACTTCTTTTTGAATTAAAGTTCTATTATCTCTAATTGTATTCCAAATACTTAATTTAGTTGCTGAAGGTTGTACTAATACAACATTCTGAATAAGTTTTTGAACTAAGTTAGCTGCATGTACGATACCATCGATTGTTTGTGTTTTTTGAACACTTGTTGCTTCTGATGGATATAAGTAATAGTACTCACCAGCGATAACACTTCTTTCATTTCCTCCATATCTCAAGTCAGTTGAAACTGCATCTAAGATATGTCCAACATCTCTACTACATTTAGCTTCATCATAATCGAATCCAACCCAAGAAGATGAGATGTAAGCAATTACTTCAGCTTGAACTAATTCTCTATTTTGTTCTATTGTTTGATATAATCCTTCTCTCTCTACTGATGGATTTACTAAAATAGTGTTACTCATTACCTTATCAGATAATCTTTGAGCATGAACTATACCATCAACAGTTTGGTCTAATTG